TTTAGCAAACTAGATTGGGATAGTCTATACAATATTGTAAGACAAATCCATTTGAAACGGTCTTATGTTTGGTACAAGAAACTAAGGAGAGATAATCTAACTACTGTAGCGAAAGTTATATTAGCTCAAAAGATTGCTCAAGCAGTGTTATCTGATGATGAGAATGCAATAGTAAAACTATACTATGAACTCATTAACTCAGCTATACCAGTGGAAATACTAGAACAGTTTGTTCGTGGTGCAAATTCCCGTGACCCTTCCTGCTTGATACCATTGGAGGATTCGTTAAAGGGTACGATAAACTATGTAGGACTCAACGAGTACTGCACAGCTTACTCTCCATTGGGTATGGAAGCATCTAAGATAGATTATAAGCATAAGGTAAATGACTTGTTGTATCTGTTAAGTTGTGGTTCTGATGCAGTTTATACATTAGAACTAGGTATGCGTAAATACAAAAAGATAACAACACCAAGATACAAGAAAGCTGCACAGATATTAGCTAATGGTATGGACTATGTAAAAAGCAAAGCTCGTAAAACTTCTCTTACTACAGGCATGAGAAACTACGACCATATGCGTAAATACATGGACGACCATACTGCCCGTAAGGTAGCAGAAAAGAACAAAGCTAAATCAGATGCAATCGCAGAGTTTGATTTTAGAATGTTCAAAGCGAAACATTCTAACTCACAACCTTATGTAATACCAGGAGATGGTGGTCTCCCTAGCAGAGCAGGTAAATCTGCTACTGGTGCTAGGTACAAGTGGGGTGACTTGGCTGTTATACAAGAGCCTCTTACTAAAAACCTTAAGCATAAGATTAAAGGTGCTACACACAAACCTAATGAGTATGGTGTTATACCACATTACACAGATAGATTCTTTAGTGATAAGAGAATGTTCCGTGTAAAGAAAAACATTAAGGGTGGTACTGTATTGATAGATGCGTCAGGTTCTATGAGCCTAAGTGAAGACGACATCTTTGAAATCATACAAGCACTACCTGCAAGTGTGGTAGCAATGTATTCAGGTACAGCACAAAAAGGTAGAGCTAGAGGTGGAGGTGATGGCGAGCTATGTATATTGGCTAAGAACCAACGCATGGTAGGTTCATTACCTGAATCACTGGTAGAAAACATTGTAGATTATCCTGCATTGGTTTGGTTGTCTAAGATGCCTAAGCCAAGAATATGGGTATCCGATGAAGAGGTAACTATGCTGGCAGTAAGGGGTGGTAGATACGAACATGTATCTCGTACAGGCTCTGAACAATGCACAGACCTAGTGAAGAAAGCAGGGATTATCACACTAGCTAATATTGAAGCTGTCGTAGATTTTGCAAAGTCTATCAAGCGACACTAGAGATGGTACAATATGGGTAGTGGGAGTTTCCTCCTTTCGCCCACGATACCTCAAGGGGTACTCACGCAAGTGAGTACCCCTTTTTTTGTTCTTTCATACGCGTATTCAGCGTAACTTTTTTTTATTTAAACTACGCGTATTCTGCGTAATAGTGATTAGAATAACTACTATGACAAATATATACAAAGAGTTGATAGCTGAAGCTAGTACTTCTTATACATGGTTAGATAACTTATCTGATGGTGCAAAAGAATTTCTAATGCAGTTATCATCTCACATAAAATCAGGACACAAAGCAAACGCCACCAAACTACAGGAGATTCTTGAAAGAGAATTTGATGTAAAGATTAGTCATAGTACTGCTAACAGGTGGATTAATCAACAGTACAAAGAAAGCATCATTGATGAGTAAATCTAAAAAGGATATTGCAAAACTTGTAGCTGAGGCAGAGAGTGAGCAACTTAGGGATATGCAGGAAACTAATCTTAGGTTATTAAAACGAATAGATAAACTTAATGCTAAGAAAAGTCAGTATGTAGAAGCATTAGAAACTGCTGTCTTAGATAACTTTCGTACTCTAAGATTGCCGAAGGTAACGGTGCCACCCCACAGTAAGAAGCGTGGAGCAAAGGAACTATGCGTACCTATACTAAGTGATGTTCAATTATCTAAGGTAACTTCTACATATAATTCTGAGATAGCAGAGAAAAGAGTTCTACTATATGCAGATAAAATAATTAGATTAGCTAGGTTACATAAAGCTACTACGCCAGTTGACAAGTGTGTTGTACTAGCAGTAGGAGATATCATAGAAGGAGAACTTATATTCCCAGGTCAAGCACATGAGATTGATAGTTCTTTATATAAACAAGTTACTGTAGATGGACCACGCATATTCTATAACTTCTTTGTTAAGTTACTCAAAGAGTTTAAAGAAGTAGAAGTTGTATGGGTAATAGGTAACCATGGTGCATTAGGTGGTAGGTCTAGGCGTGACTATAACCCTGAAACTAATGCAGATAGAATGCTAGGTAAGATACTAGAGACAATGTTTGCTAATGAAAAGCGTATTAAGTTCACAGTACCTGACGGAGATAAGAGAAAGAATTGGTACAAGGTGGTGAATCTTGGTAGTAAATGCAAGATTTTATGCTTTCATGGTGATAACATTAGAGGTAGTATGGGTCTACCTTTTTATGGGTATAACAAAAAGATACTAGGGTGGAAAGCCTTAGCATCAGCAGGTCTTATGGAAGACTTTACTCATGCTGTCTGTGGACATTACCACACACCTACATCACTATATCTTAATGATGTTCGTCTATGGGTAAATGGTTCTACTGAAAGTCATAACCAATATGCACAAGAGAATCTTGCTGCTATGGGTAGACCTTCACAATTTACTTTGTTTGTTAAACCTGACAAAGGTGTAACAGCAGAGTACCTAGTAAACCTAGAGGAGTAACTATGAGTGATACTAAAGTAGTAGCAGTTGAATATGATGGTATAGGTTCTACACCTAACTTTGTTGTCATAAGTAACGGCAAGTACTTACATGTTCCTATAAGAGCAGGTATTAATTTCATTGAAGAGATAGTACATAAAGAAGAAATAAAAAAAATAAAAGTTTAGTTTGCATATAAACAGAACTAGTATATTCTGTATCAAGTAGATATAGGGAAGGGAGACACATGTCTTTTAATTTAGAAGAATACGAATTAGTCGAAGATAGACTAAAAGCATATTGGGAAGAACACCCCAATGGACAAATCACAACAAACGTAGAACACATTACTGATGATGGTAAGTGTGTAACAATCAAAGCATTCGTACATGACAACGAAGGTAACTTGGTATCTACAGGTATAGCACAAGAAACACAAGGTCAAGGTGGCTTTGCTAATAAAGATGCATGGGTAGAAAACTGTGAGACATCTGCTATTGGTAGAGCATTAGCTAACTGGAAATATCAAGGAAGTAACAAGAGACCGTCTCGTCAAGAGATGAGCAAAGTAGGAGGAAATAATGCTGCGAAGAAGAACACCACAGAACCTAGGCAGTTTGATACCAAGTGGGAAAAAAAGAAACAAGAAATCATAGAGTCAAAGGTCAACGTAGACAAGCCTGTGGTTTCTAACGATTCCCCTTCCCAAGAATCAGGCTTGTCTAGCGTTGAAGATGTAATTAAAGATGTAGGTATTTCAGTTACTGACATACCTACATGGGAAAATGGGAATAAGAAGTACGATGAAAATGGTGTACCTACTTGTTTAGATGGTAACCCTATCATAATTATAAGACCTGAAGAAAAGAAATCAGAGAAGTCACCTGACATGAGATGTAGTGCCTTAGGTTTCTGTACTGAGGGTGATACTGTGAACGGTAAGACCTTCGCTAAGTCATGGTGGCTTGACAATGCGAAGACACCAAAGGAGTACCAAACACATTATCATAAGGTACTAGAAAAGGAAAAGGAGTTATTAGGTCGACCAATGGAAGACGTTGGAGAAGACGAAGCTCCCTTTTAAATCCAACAGGACAAAGACCCCTTAAGTGAATCGCTTTCTACTTAGGGGGTTTTTTGTTTGTATAGTTACTTGGTGATTTGTTTTTTAGCGTAAGTCTTAATGACGGCTAATGCAGCACCACCACCTGCTAATGCAGCTAACTGAAGTGTTTCAGCTTCTACACCAACAAGAGGTGCAACTGTTAAGGCACCAATGAACGCTTCAATAAATGTCCAAGCTGTACGCTCTAACATATCTTTGAGGTCGTCACTCATCTTATACTCCCATGCTTCGTTCCAAGGAGTCCACCCCACGTCCTTCTTGAACGTGCCGTCTTGGTTTCTTTTTCTTTTAAATTTTTTTAATAAGCTCATTTATTATATCTTGAGCGTCTGAAGGAAGCAGTTTCATATGCTAATCTTTTGTCTTTAGCTTTAGCACTTAGTACATAACCAAGAGAAGTAGCTCCTGATTGGAATGCTCTTTTAGCTCTTGACTCTAACTTCATTGCTTTCTTCTGTGCAGATGCAGCTTTACCATGTTCAGCTTTAGCTCTCATAGCTTTCTCACGTTCACCCATACCCTTCATGTTAGGATATATGAACGGTCTAGCATCATCTCTTGAAGAACCGCCTAAGCCTGACATTAGTAATCCAATCCTTGCTTGCCTCTTTTATTAGGATTAGAAGTCATATGTGAAAAGCCACCTTTAGATTTATACTTAGCCATTTGTTTTTCAGGACCTGAAGTTTTGGAGTATGCGTCTAATGCTTTGTATGCGTCATATGCTAATAGAGCACCACCTATTGCTACACCTGCAGTAGCTCTTGCAGTAGCTCTTGCTAATGCACGTTCTGTAGGAGTTCTTAATGCTTTGTTAGCTAATCTAGTTCCTCTTCTTGTAGGATTAGTAGGACCATCAGGATTCATAGCGTCAAATATTTCTTTATTTATTTTACCTCTTCTTGTCATTCTATTTGCAGGAGGTTTAGGAGGTTTCTTACCATAACCTGCAGGTGGTGGTGGTTTTTTTAATAGACCACCTTTTCTTGTATATTGTCTTACTCCCATACTTGGGTCAGTTATTTTAGGATTCTTTGTTCTAAATACTACTACGCTTTCGTGAGATAAAGGTCTTGCCATATTTTTAAGTATAGCTTTAGTAGACTTAGGCATTGTACCAGGTGCCTTTTTAGGATTACCAACTTTATATTTTTGTTTCATATAATCTTTAGTAGTATCAGCACTTTTTAATTTATTAAAGTTAGGTTGTCTACTTCTTCTAGCTGCCATTTATATCATTCTCCTGCCATCTAGTTTAGCAGACAACTTCATCACATTACCATTTATCTCTTGTAATTTTTTATTTAAGTCTGTATCTTCGGCAGGTTTATCTAGTAATGCTTGTATAGTTGTGTACTCTATAGATACGTTTTCACCCATAAGTAATTTCTTTGACACCTTGTTGTACAGTTTTCCGTATGCAGTACCACTATGTCCTATGAACCCGTCATCACTACGGTCTAAGTCTTGTTGAGTTTCTCCTACTATTAAGCAACCTGATGTGTGCTCGTCTGTATTACCTGCGTGTATAAGTATATAAGTAAAGTTAGGTACATCTTGTAAATGCAACATACCATAATGTGCAGCACCATATCTTTCTTTATATTTAGTATGGAATCCACCTGTTCTTCTAAACTGTATGTTGTATGTACCTTCAGGTATGCAAGTTTCATGCATAACCTTTACTGCTTGGTATTGGTCTTCTAGTGTATAGCACTCAAACAAACCATCAATTAAAAGTATTCCATTAGTTGCATCTGTACCTAGTTGAGTTCTTACTACTGTTAGTTTCATTTCTTTTTCCTTGCTCTAGACTTTTGTACTTTCTTTAAATCTATGTATCGTCCTTCTTTATAAGCCTTAGCTGTACTTCGAATCTCACGTGCCACAGAAGACTTAGTATTTTTTTTACCTTGTAAATACTTAGCAGGTACGCCCTTCTCATATTTAACTTTTCGTTTACTTTTTTTTCTTGGCACTAGTCTTCTTACCTTTTTTCTTTAAATCATTATCTTGAGAATGACCACCGCTAATAAAAGAGTTAACTCTACCCATAGCCCAACCTGCCATACTAGCTGATTTACTTCCTGAACTAAGGTACGCACCTTGTCCACGCCTGTATACCTGTGCAAGTTGCCCATACGTATATTTACTCTTCGCAGCTTTAGCTTGTAAAGCCTTCTTAGTTTTAGCATTAATAGGTTTTCTAGCTGGTTTTTTCTTTGGCGGCATTTACTAACTCCATGTTCTTGTTATAATCTGTTACGAATTGTTCTACTAAGGTATCTATTTTTTTTATATCAGGTGCTTGATTAGTAATAACACTACCACAAGCATCAGATAAATCTAGAGACCAACGCTTTAAACTACCTGGGTGTTTAAATATATTCATTACCATTTAACCTTATCAGCCCAGTAAGCTGCAGACATCTTACCTTTCTTAATGTTCTTAGCATGTCTAGCTTTAAAAGATTTACGCTTAGCTTTAGACTTAGCGTCTGTTTTTTTACCTGCAGTCTTAGCACCTTGTTCACCAAATCTAATCATCTTTATTTTGGAACCTTCTTTAGCTAATACTACATGTGATTTAGTAGCATGTTTAGGTGTACGCTTAGGTTTATTATAACCTGAGAACCTTTCACCTCTGTATTCTACTCCCATTACTCCTCCTTACAAAAGTATGAACCATGTTTGCAGTTACATATCTGCACAAAAGAACCATCTTCTTTTGTATCAACGATACACATTAGTTACCGCCACAACAGCCGTTACCACAACAGTCCATTATTTACTCGCATTCTTTTTTGTCTTAGGTTTATCACTTCTAAAACCTATAGTTAGTAGCCATACTACTAATGTAATTATAGTAGCTAATCCTGTTATTTGTTGTGCAGAACCTGTCAATGTTAATGTAGCTATAATTAAACCAACAAGAGTCCATGACAAATTAAGTGTTTCTTTGATTATTTCTATTAACCAATTCCATAC